GTACTTCTGTCTTAGATAGTTTATACTGACTGGTAGTTCATCACAACCGCCATTGGCTACCTCGTTCAACATCCATATACCAGCCCAGCTTCCGTTAGTCTGGGGAGTTAAGTAGTCCTCATCATGCTGGTAGTAGATACCTGAGAACAGTCCTAGTAGGTTTGTGCCGTCTGCCTTACGAGCATAGGCTATGTCTCTATCTTGTACATGGCCCATCACACAGCTCATATACTTCTTAGCCAGCATCAGCTTAGCAGAGCTAACTGGCCTACCCATAACACCTGAAGTAAAGTAATGGCAGTAGGCGATGTCGTCAATGACAATAGGTTCCAAAAACGGTACAACTTCAAAGCCCATCTCCTCTAACATAAAGTCTTCATACTTCATTAGTCCGTCTAGCTTAGGGTCTGCTTCAATAGCTCTCTCGATGCGGTGCTCGTGATTACCAAGAGTGAACACTAGGCGAGGGTTCCATTGCTTCCACTTGTTGCGCTTCAGTCTTTCCTGTTCACGCTGTATAGGCTCTAGGAATACACGCATAGCGTTAATGCCTGCGTTGATGTCGTTGATGTAGCGTCTACCTTCAAAGGACTTCTTACCTACGTCATAGCTGCTGAGACTAGCCATGTCCCAGTGGTCGCCTATGTGGATGATAACGTCAGGCTTCTTATCTGCTGCGTATTCTCCAGCCCACTTGAGATGAGCAGTGCTGTGTCCAGGTTTTACTTGTGTGTCGGGTATTACTAGATGCTTAGTCATTACTGATCTCCGTGATGTGCAAAGTCACCGTGTAATTCTTCTCTGGCTTTTCGTACTACTTCAGCAGCCTCTTCTAAGTTATCGAAACAACCTAAATGTATAGTTTCTTTGTTAAATGTTATAGCTGCTCTCCATTTTTTATTTGTTTTTAACCAAAATACTCCTTTATAACCGCTTGTGTTATTACTGGGTAATTTACTGTTATATCCGTTTTGGCTTCTCGAAGCGGCTCTCAGGTTTTCTATTCTATTGTCACTAGCATCGTTATTGATATGGTCTAATATTGCTGGTAAATAGCCTTTATGCATCAGGAAAACTAAACGATGTGTTAAATACAGCTTTTTATCTATTGCTATTTGATAGTAGCCGTCAGGACGCAAAGTACCTGCAATATTTCCTTTTCTTGCTCCTTGATTTTGAATTTTCCAGATCAAATTACCAGTTTCTTTGTCGTACTCAAACAAATGATTTAATAAGTCTACAGTTAACTCTCTCATTTCTTTCGCCTCTTACGCTCTGCGTTAGTCTTTGCAGTGTGGCACTTGTGACACAGTACCTGATACCCTTCAGCTTCGATGAACATCCTCTCTATGTAGGTGTTCCAATCAATAAAGCCTACTGCTGGGTCTACTACTGGGTCTATGTGATCTACTGCTGCGTTGTTGCGTCTGCGTTTCTTTCCTTCTAGCGGTGGTAGAGTAGCTGGAGAGCCTTTGCCACACTTGGCACACTTGTACATCCCTCTAGCTACCCTAGCCGCTGACTTAACATCGTGCTTTACACCCCATTTAGCGTGAGCTTGTCTGAGTGCAGAGACGATAAAGGAACGGAAACGCGCTTCTGTCCATCTTCCGTTATTCCGCATGTTTAGACATTTTCCATACTTGTTCAATGCTTAGATTATGACAGTCGGCTCTTACAACAAACCTGTTATCTCCGTCAACATCTCCCTTTTTTAGAAACCTTGACTTTTCTAAGTAATCTTTCTTATCGACTAATCCCAGAAACCACGCTTTAGTCAGTTCGTTATTTACCCTAACAAAGGCATAGTAATCACAATTCTGTCTGGTGTTAAAGTTAGCTATACTACAATCATAATAATCTCTAGGCTTTACTTTAGTCTGTTTAGTTTTAACGTCTACTTTCTTGCCATTGCTTAATATTATATCATAGTCATAAGTATTAGCTTCAGAAGCTTTAAAGTAGTCTTCCATTACCGCTTCTCCGACAAAACCACACAAATTTCCTTTTCCTTGTCGAATACTGTTATTAATAACGCCCATTTCTTTAGACTTTATCTTTGCTTTGTGAACATGCTCATCTTTAATGTTTATTTCAATCATGTTTAAACTCCCATATCTCAACTTCGTACCTACGTAGCCAGAGCATCCTACCATTCTCTATCACTCTGTCTTCGTCTCCCTCGTACATTTCTACGCACTTGTCGTAGAGTTCCTGCTCAGTAGTGCAGTCCTTCAGAATCTTCTCTGACTTCTTCTCACCAATACCTCTGATACCTATGATGTTGTCAATCCTGTCACCCATCAGTATCTGGCGGTAGAAGAAGCGTAAGCCGTCCTCTGGCTTTACGTAGTACTTACTATTCTTTACAAAGTTGTAGTGCCATCCCGGTATCTGGTCAAAGTCCTTGTCGAGAGATACCATGATAGCCTTGTCACCGTGTGTAGTAGCTGCTATAGCTATGGCATCATCTGCCTCTTCTCCTTCAGTAACCACAGCAGCCCAGTTGTCAATAAGGTGTTGGCGTAGTGCCTGAATATGCACGGGCTTAGCCTTATCTTTACGGTTTCCTTTGTACTCAGCAGTAACGGCATATTCCTTGCGGAAGTTTCCTTTGCCAGTGAGATACAGAACA